TGTCTCCGGCGGCGCAGTACCGCACCTCCGTTGTCCTCACTGGCGCTTCCAGTGTTGCCGTCAATGGTGGTGATGTAGGTCCCGTCCCAGCTCTCGCAGATGCCAACATGTCCGGCGGAGCTTCTGCCGGAGAAGTTGAAGAACACGATGTCTCCTGGCCGGTAGTCAGTCACCTTCTGCTTCTTGTGGAAGGACATCAGCGTGGGGCAGTAGGCGGTCTTATCTCCGCCATAGTACAGGTCAGAGGCCCCGGCCTCCCGGAACACCCACCAGACAAACACGGCACACCAGGGATATCCACCGCCCGAGACTGCTCTGCCATAGTAGGCAGTGTTGTATTTCACATTATCACTTTTGGCCGGGGATTCTTTGGTCCCAATCTGCGACCGGGCGATCTCCAGAATATCATTTGCTGTCGACATTTTCTCCCTCCTCAGTGGGAAGCTGGTAGTAGTTTGTGATGGTCGTAGGGCTATCGTCTGTTCCATCTGTCAACACATCCTGCACCTTCTGGGACTGGGTCCCGAAATAGAAGGCAATGACCACCGCATAGACGGTCATGAAGTCCTGGGCGATCTGTCCGGTGACGGCCAGATAGGCGAACACACCGGTCAAGACCAGCGTGACCACGGACTTGACGGACATCAGGGCAGCTAAACGCTTCAAAATAGATTCAGGCATCTTTTTCATCCTTTCTGGCCTTATCGGGCCAATTATTATTCTTGCTCAGGTTCTCCACCAGGGATTTGATGGCATAAGCCAGGACCACTCCAATGATCTCTGTGAGAGCTACCTGGGACAGACTCTCAGCGATCTCTGTCCGGCCCATGTAGGCCAGCAGATAGGAGCACCATACCCAGGCGCAGCCATTGCACAGACACAGCCAGACGATGGCCTTCATAGTCTCTGTGCGCCCCCTTTTGGACCGGTGGGCGGACAGCCACCACAGCCCCAGACAGAACACACAGGCCAGCGAGAACGCCGCTACAACGGCCAGGATCATCTGCGTGCTCATAGGCCGATCCTTCCCAGCAGGAAAGCAATCACTGCGGCCAATACAGCCCAGATGGCCTTATCCTTGATGGAATCCCATCTCTTCTTTGGAGCCGCTTGTTCTGCCTCCTGCCAAGCGATCAGCTTGTCCAGCTTTCCCATGATGTTCTCGTACTGCTCGTTCCTGGCTGCTTCCGCTTTTTCCAGGTCTCTTATTCGGTCAAACAGCTTATTGTGGGTATCTCTTGCCTGCTCCTGCATTTTCTCCATCTGCCGCTCCAGCATGTTTGCCTTTTGGAGTCCAAGGCAATCCCTCTGTGGGTCAATCAAGCATTTATCATCCATCAGGTAAGTATTGACCTCCATTTCGACAAAATTTTTGCTCTCCTCTTGCGGGCCCTCTTTTGATGTGCTATAATGACGCCACATCCGACCAACTCTGAAAAGGTTACCCCCTTTTTTCGACAATCGGATGCGCCCCCTGTAGTTAAGCTCCTACAGGGGGATTTTTTATACCCTTTCCCACGCCTGCGGGTAATCTGTTGGACTATGTACGGTGTTGTCCGTCAGGCATCGATATACCACGCCGCCGTCCACGCAGCACTCCCCAGTCATATACATGCCGCTGGTGCCGTTGGGGGCCAGCCACTCCTTGGCTTTGGACGGGTCTTTGGTGTGGCAGATAGACCACAGGGCAGGGAGGTCCGCCGGTCTCTGGTCAGGCCATGTGGATGCGTTGTAGGGCTGGAGGAGCTTGTACACCTGCTCACCATCCCTCACCGGGGCCCCGATGGGCCACCCAGAGTAGTCCTTTTCCGAGTCAAAATTGGGTGCCTTGCTCTCCTCAGCAATGATGGCTGTGCCGTCAAGATCGGGGGCCCGGCTTCGCAGGTCAAGGGCGTCTGCCGCCCCCTGGGACCTCATTATGCTGAGGACCAAATCTTTGGTTGTCATGCGCTCTGCACCCCCTCCTGGTACGCCGCCGCCATGCTGTCCCATACTGCGGCGACCTCCTGCTTGTCTGCCTTGTTTTGCTCCACATCCTCCAGACGGCTCTCTGGGGTGACCTCGGCCTCTTTCGCCGCCCTCAGATAGACCTCAAGGTTGCCCTCGATATCCTCCTGGGAGATGGTGGGCTGTTCCAGGTGATACTCATCGTACTCCCAGCCCTTGATGGTGGTCTCGTCCAGCTCTTCATGGTATTCTTCGACATTCTCATAGAACCGCACCAGACACCAGCCTGGCTTATTGGGCATAGCCTCAATGGAGAACGTGCCTGGGTTGTTATCGCCTCTTACTCTCATGATTTCACCTCCCGGAATTGGAGACGGGTTCCGATGCTGACGCCAGAGCTCGACGAGGAGTTGCCGGCATGGAAGCAAAAGAGCCCGGCAGCCGAGCTATTGCCCCGGCTACCCCCGACCATGAGCACCTTCCACTCGGAGCTCGAGTTCATGGAATCCGGGATGTAGGTAGTCTCGCTTCCCCCTGGCTCCCTGGGCAGATAGGCCCACGGAAGATTCGTGGATATGCCTAAGGTTTTGGTCGAGCCGGAGCCTCCCAAAGGGACTCCAGCAACGGTATAGTTGGTGGTGGTGTCATCGGCATACTTGGTAGGATCGGTACAGATGCAGGGGGAATAGTTATTGACGTTGATTCCATCGACCCACTCCCATACATTCCCCCACGGGTTCTCAATTCCACGGTACTGCACCGCAGTTTTGCCGTCAGTCCCCGCCGCCCTTCCAGTATGATAGACCATGGCGTCAGTCTCGCCGGTTTTATGGGCGGCTGTGTCGTTGACGATCCCGGGCCCAATCTTCTCCTGGCTTCCCCAGTCTGCGTATTCTACCCGATACAGCAGACCAACAGCGCACCATGCGGCGAAGTCGTATAGTTGGGCATTGGACGCAAAATTTTTTGCATAATTTCTAAACTCGGCTCGAGTTAATCCCGTCTTAGCCGGGGTATTAGAATAGCTACATAATGCTTGCCCGCCACTCTTATTTACTAAGTACCCCTCATATCGTGCAATATAGCTCTCGCTTCCTGGATGCAAAGAAAACCCATCGATTGGTCCATCCGCAACATAATAACGAAAGATATTTCCACTCTTTTCTACTTTGTAGTAAAATTGCGGGATCTTGACGCATGTCGCAGATGAAGGAGATGTTCGATTGGCAGGATATACTCTCCCACTAGCGTCAATATCAACCTCCTCCATCCCCATCCACGGCATATAGCTGTCGAATGGTGAGGAGCCTGAGCCTGTCCCAACTGCGGGTACGGGCTCGGTTGTGATGTCCACAGTGACCAGCTTGTTGGGATCGTTGGCTTTGGTCAGACGGGTCAGGGCGGTGGATGGTTGGGAGCTGTCCCAGGAGACGCCGAAGACGGAGGTGAGGGATTCGATATCTATCATTCGTGAATTGGTCGAAGAATCCCAATTTTCGGATTCTTCAGATAAAAAAATCAAAGAAATATAGTTTAGATTATTTGGTAGTTCTTTTTTTGCCAGTACGGTCACCGTTTTATTTTCGTTATTGAACGAAAAGCTTGCATATTGTGAGTAATCTGGATTGCTCCACGATACGCTTATGTCCCCACCAAATCGTGTGCTCGCTGTATAGGTAACGGATTTATTATTTGCGTTAAGGGTAACTTTGCCACTAGGTAATAACGAGACGTTGTTCATTGCCTTCCTAATCGTCCACGTCGCATTTTTCGTCTCCGTAGTCCCGTCCCACCACTGATATCCGGGCTTCGGTTGAAATCCCATAGTATAAGTCCCGGCGTTTGTTTGGTATGATGCCCCAACCAAAGTAAGTTCTTCTGTGTTAAGGTCGTTCCACTCTGCCATTTGTGCTTCGCCATTATAAGTAAGTGTACCCTTTTGGCTCGGAACCACCGGAATGGTAATCACAAACTGCACCGCAACGCTCAGAGAGGCGCTGACCGCCGTGTAGTTTGTCCCCTCGCTGGCCGATACCGTGATGGTCGTGCTTCCGGTGTCTACTCCATCCACGGTCAGCATGTTCCCGCTCAGGGACACCGTAGCGACGCCGGAGTTATTGGACTGAGCGGACAGTACCCCATCTCCCGTGTAGCCGACAGCCACCTCCTGAGATGTGGTGGAGGTATCCAGGCTCACAGATTCCGGGTCAAACGTGATGCTGGGGGTGGCCTTATCAATAGACCACTGGATATCCTTCGCCTCCGTGCTCCCGTCCGCCCACTTGTACTGCGCTGTTGGGGTGACCACCGCTGTATAGCTCCCAGCATTCGTGCCGGACGTGTCGCCGGATAGGACCATCTTGTCTGCATCGTAGCCCGTCAGGGTGGGGCTCTGGGTTTGTCCATTGTATGTAAGGCTCCCGGATACCGTGGGCACAGAGATGGTCCCACGCTCCACAGTGATGGCCTGCACAGCGGTCTTTGTTACCCCAGCCTCGGTGTAGATGATCTCCACCTCACTCGTCCCCTCGGGCAGTGCTCCGCTGGGAGAGTAGGTCCAGCCGGTGGCCGTCAGGGTGGCCCCGTTGGAGTACGATGCCGTGACCACCATCCCCGCAGGGTCAAAGACCTCTCCGGGGAGATATGTGATATTGTCAGGCGGTGTCGTGATGGCAATGCTCTCCAGCTTGATTCCGCCTCCTGCGCCGCCCACCATGTTAAATACCATCTTGCGCCTCCACTCTAAGGATATTTACCACAAGGTCCGCTTCGGGTGTCTCCGTACACACAAATGTCATTTGTCCGTTTGTGCCCACATCCTTTGCCCTCACAATAGCTGTGGCATAAGCCATATATGATTCTTCAGCCGGACATACAATGTAAGAATAAGCACCCGTTAAAATCTTATCGTGGCTCACCGTTTGCTCGTTTTCGGCCCATCCAGATTCCGTAAGGGTCACCGAAAACGGCTCTGCTTTCGGCCCCGGCTCCCCTTGTGGGCCCTGTTCTCCTCTGGGCCCTTCTGGACCAATGGGCCCCTGAGCTCCAGCAGGCCCTTCAGGTCCTTGCTCTCCTTGATCTCCCTTCGGACCCTGGTCGCCAGTGTCTCCCTTCTCACCGGGAGGGCCCTGGATGCCTTGCTGGCCTCGTGGCCCCTCTGGGCCCACATCTCCTTTTGGCCCTGTCTCCCCAGGCTCTCCCTTATCGCCTTTAGGGCCCTGCTCGCCCTGCGGACCGGCGGGGCCTGTATCGCCTTTCGGGCCGATCTCTCCTTGTTCCCCGGGCTCTCCCTTTGGTCCTTGCTCTCCCTTCGGGCCCTGCGGTCCCGCTGGCCCCTGGAGCTTGCCGATGCTCTTCCAGTTCATCAGGTCTTCCGACCAGATGTAGATCGTGTTGTCATCTTCCGAGCCCACCGCATAAGCATCCCCAGGCTCGCCAATGGGGTGGGCGGATTTCAGTTCCTCCAGTGTATCAAAGCGGTCTCTTACCACAAATGAGGTCCCGTCTATTCCGGCGGGTCCCTGTGGGCCGGGTTCTCCCTGGTCTCCTTTGGGTCCTTGCTTTCCCTGTTCGCCCTGGTCGCCTTTCGGGCCCTGGGGGCCTTCCGGTCCACGCTCTCCCGGAGGTCCTTGCTCGCCGGCTGGGCCTTGTTCGCCGGTATCTCCCTTAGGCCCTTGTAGACCAACTGGACCCTCTGGTCCTTGCGGTCCGGTCGGTCCCGGGTCCCCCTTTGGTCCAGCAGGTCCCTCCGGCCCCGGGTCGCCCTTCTCACCCTTTTCTCCTGCTGGTATTTTGAGCTCGTCTGATGTTTTATTCCCAATCAGTTCCACGCCGTTGATGCTGGGCCTGTTTTTGAGCTTATTGTAATCCGTGGTCCCAACAGTCCCACCTTCCGCGGGGAGAGGGATATCAGACTCCTTGTACTCCATGTCATCAGGGTCCCAGATCAGCCAGTATCCATTCTCGCCGGGCTGGGGCGGATTATTGTTGATGCTGTTGAGCCTGTCCTCCATTTGCTCAAATTCAGAGGGCAGGGGAGGGGGGAAGGCATCTGTGGCGTTGATGGAGTTATGCACATGGGATAGGAAAATATTGCTGTGCCGGACCTGATCTCCCAATGTCCCACGCACCTGCATCTCGTAGACCCCATCATCCGCCAACATGGAGGAGGTGAGGAGGGCATAGTAGACGTTATCTCTGCGGTTGAGCTGGATGATGTTTTTCTCTCCATCTTTTGCCACATCGACCTTCAGGTCCCAGCCTTCCGGCAAATCTGTGCTGATCTCCAGGGTGACGGCATTGTTGTCTCCCTCAAACCCCAACGAAAAATCTGCCGGGACACAAATGTGCCAGTCCTGCATATAGAGCACAGCGATCACCTCCATCAAATCTTGCCTAGTTTCGTGTCTATCTCTTCACCGCTGTATTTGAGCATGTAGTAGCCAGACGGAGCCGCGGCCAGAGCATTGACTCCCGCACTGGCGATCTGCCCCCGCAGCTGCTCCACTTCCGCCCTGAGCTGTGCCACCTGGGCATTCAGTTCGTCTATCGTTGCCATGTCTACCCTCCTATACGATGAGCCGTCTGCCGTACTTGTCCAGCAGCATCAGGCCGTTTTTGTCCTTGAGCTGGCCGTCCTGGACCGGAGTCGTAACGCCGTAATACAGGATGATGCAGCCGTCCGCGCCAGCTCCACCTTTGCCACCGGCTCCACCAGAGCCTGGCTTTGAGTCAGTGCTTGTTACATAAGATTGTACAATGTGTCGTTCATTTGTAAGCCTAAGGACCTCGCACGTTGAACTTGCGCTTGCGTTGATGGAGGAAGATGCAGTTCCGCCACCTCCGCCGCCTCCACCGCCTCCAGATCCAGATGATCCATATTTGCTCGCGTTCGCACCATTAGCCCCAGTTCCTCCATTTCCGCCTCGTGAAGGCGTGAGCCTAATTTGAGCATAAGATACATCAAGATCATAGCTGAAGGATGGGGCGGTTGCATCCCCTCCATTGCCTCCATTAATGCTTCCGGAGTCTCCACCGGCTCCACCGCCGCCAGCTCCGCCTGCATTTCCAGACACACTTACATTGCTTTCTGTGTTGTAATCCGATCCATAGTTTCTTGGGTTATCAGATTCGTTGATGCTCCGAGAGTTCGGATATCCGCCCCCTGATCCACCCGTTGACTCACCTTCAGAGCCAGCACTTCCTCCCTTTCCACCTTTCCCGCCAGAAACTCCACTTGTTGCGTATGTCTCGCCTGTAATGATGTCCGTATATCCCGATCCGGAGGATGATCCAGAACTTGACGAGACGCTTCCAAATGTCGTATTTCCACCGGCGGAACCATTGGACTGTCCTCCGCTCCCACATTGGTATGAGATTTTTTGCCCTGGAGTCACTGAAATTGTTTTTCGGTAAACCTTTCCTGGTGTACCAGCCGAACCGCCCTCTCCACCTTCTCCTGGATCTGTATTTCTTTGGGATGTAGAGCAATTTGTTGATGCGCTTTTGCTGCTTCCGACGGCTACGCCATCTAAGTTAATCGTATCTCCGTCCCGAAGGCTTTCCCCCCAAGTCCCAGAGCCGCCGGGCCCAGCCTCTCCAGGACTCCCATCATAGCCAGCTCCGCCGCCGCCAATTACGACCGCCTCAACCTCACTAACACCATCCGGGACAGTCCAGGTCCCAGAGCCTGTGAGGAGTTCGTGCTCATCGTAGGTCTGACTATTATCCTGCCTGATGGGGGTAAATCCGACTAGCATTTTTTCGTTTGCCTTAATCGTATTCGACAATATTATGTCTGCTTCTTGAATGCAAACATCCACAGATGTCTTGTCGAATGGGTCCCATGTGGATATAAGATCCCCCGGAATTTCCCCCTGGTAAACTACACTAGTTTTAATTGTCCGGTTCCATTTTAGGTAATTTACAAGGTTGTTTGAAACAGCTTGTGAATTTACCAGCGATACAAGCGTAGCGTCCTTCACTGCCTTTATGTTAGGCTCAGATGCGGAAGACACGGTTTTGATGATTTCTCGGGTGTTATGTTTATATTTCCGTCCCTTTAGAGTTCCGTTACCGGCAGATAGCTTTGCAAAGTTCGCGCCCTGGCTCTGTATCGTGAACCCGGAGGCAGTAAGACCATAGACCGGTTCATCAAAGGTGATAATATCGCCGCTTTGGGTCGTGCCGCTGAACAGCTCATCAAGATCTCCACTTGCCACATATTGGTGCTCTGTCAGTGAGACTTGGGTAACTTTTGACGCGTATTCAACAGAGGCGCCTTGATACATTCGGTCTGTCCCGATGTCACCACTCAGCCCATCCCACAGCTCCTCGATCCGTAACACGCCGTTCAAGTCTGTTCGGAGAGTGGCCCCCATCGCAAACAGGACTTGGGCGAGGTTGTCTCTCGGTGTTGCAATGGGGAGCCAGCCATATAACTTTATGGGCCGCAGCTTGTTCTGGATATCATACTTTACTGACCCGCAGATGCTACCGATAATGGATTCAGCAGTCTGCCCTGTATAGATGCCGCCGTAGTGGTTACCATCACTCAATATACCGACCGCAGATGTAGCCGAAACCTTGTACAAATCAGCTGCAGTTCTCTTCACGTCCTGGACATAAAATATCCCGAGTTGACGCTCACCGTTGAACACTGTGATAGGAGCGTTTCTGGAGAAATTGGTCAGATTCTTGTTTGGGCTTTTCAAAGTCACGTTGAACGTATTGCTCTCCAGAGAGGACGAAAGCAGAGATGTAGCCAGTCTCATATTTCCGTTCTGTATCTCTGTCCCGGTGTATGTTCGTCCGTCATATACGATTTTAGTCGTGTTCGCCATCTCGTATCACCTCACGGCTTTAGCTGTGCGTCCATGGGTACAAAGCTCACTTCAATCTCGCCCCAGTAGGTCACCCCGTTTTCCACCTTCTCAATGTCCTGAGATGCACTGGTGTAGTAGGCTTGGTAGCTGATGGTCTTCTGTCCATCAGCCGCCTCCAGTAGAACAGAATCATCAATGGAGTGCTGATAGAGATAGTCCCAGAAGTCATCCAGCCCTTTATAGTCGTCTCCGCGCCGAAACACGGTGATTTTGTGACCAAGGTATGTGCCGATGATATCTCGAATCATCAGACCGGAGAGGACGCGGCCCGCATTGTCCCCATCCAGCACATTGAAGTTCCGGTTGTAGGCCGAGATAGCGATGTCCGCATCAAATTCCCGCCCATTCAGTTTGATGTAACTCAAAATTACACCTCCACCAACTCCACACCGATTCGTTTCCCTTCCGCTTGATTGGCCCGATAGGTTACACGGCCCAGCACCTGCTTGTCCACTTCCAGAATCACAGTCTGGTTGCCTCCATGGCCGTTTATCCCGCTCCGCTGGATTCCGCGCATGACCGCAGCCTCGATTTCCGATGTGGGAGCCTCGATGTTTGTTCCGCTTTTCTGATCCCCCAATACCGCCAAGAACTCACGGTTCGGCGGAATGACAGCGCCACGGGCCAGCGCAGGGACATCCTCTAAGGCGAGACGAGGGGCCGCCATTCTGCTGCTGAAGCCTCCGCCTCTGCTACTACTTGTGCCACTGCTTCCCAATTTAAGGGCCGCACCACCACCAAGAAGCGCGATGCCAGCCAGCACCATGGGCAAGTTATACGTCATTGCGCCGATAGAAACGAGAGCGATTCCGGCAAGCAACATCGCGGTGGAAACCCATCCAGCCACTTCTTCAAGATGCAGGGTTTCAACCCAGCTTTGAAGCGTTCCACTCTCTCTCCCGACAATCAGTCCAGCAATAAGCAATGTAGCCCCACCGATAAACATGGCGGGATTCACAGTCATAAGACCTATTGCAATAAGTCCAAATGCGACAAGCAAAACTGCAGCAGTTACATATCCCATTACTTTTTCAAGTCCCAATGTTTCAACCCAGTCCTGCAAACGTCCTTCATTTACCGAAGCAACAATTCCAAGACCAAGAACGATTGCGCCTGCAATCAAGAGCAAGATATTCCCAGTTGCTGCCGCAATGGCGACCATTACAATTCCGGCCAAAAGTAACGCCACAGAAATCCACTGGGCAACAGTGGTCAATTTCAATTTCTCCCACCACGCCATCAACGTTTGCTCCCCAAGTGCTTCTACCGTAATTCCAACCGCAAGCAAGACTGCCCCTGCGACAACCATAAAGATGTTTGTCATTGCCGCTCCAATGCAAATTAGCGCAATCCCGGCAATTTGGATAGCGGCTGCTACATACTCAAATGCCGAATCAAGTCCAAGCGTTTCCGCCCATGATTTCAGTGTCCCGCTTTCAATGCCCACATACACTCCTGCAGCGAATAAAGCAATACCGGATATCACCATCAAAATGTTCCCGAGACCAGCCCCAATACAGACAAGCGCAAATCCAGCAATAAGCAGTGCAGCAGTTATAAACTGCGCCGCTCTCGAAAGTCCAAGGGTTTCTGCCCAGTCTTGCATCATGCCGCTCTGTGCCGCATACCAAACAGCCACACCAATCAAAGCAAGGCCAGCTATCACGAGCAGTATATTTGCTGTTGCCGCTCCGATTGCCACCATCACAATTCCGCCAAGGATAACAGCGATGACCACAAATTCCTGTACACTGTTCAGCCCGAGTGCATCGACCCACGATTGAAGTTGATCGTTTTCCTTACCAAATGCAATCCCGGCTCCAAGTAGTAGAAGCCCAGCAACAACGAGCAGTAAACTGCCCATTGATGCACCGATTGCGACAAGCGCGATTCCTCCAAGCATCAGAGCAATTGGGACCCACGCAGATACGCTTTCCATCATTTGTTGTAACCATCCGCTGTTTTGATTAACTGCGGAAAAATCGGGTGCAATTTCCTGATTTTTATTGGAACTTTTTTTGCTTCCACCTGAAAGCTGATTGATCTCATCAAATGATGCAAGGGACTTTTCTGCTTCCTCCGCTGCCTGCCCGGTTCCCTCAATGGCTTCTGTTTCATCATATAGATTTTCTGCGGACTCAGCAGCTTGTTCTGCTGTAGTCCCAAAAAGGGCCGCAGTAAGATGCGCCGCCATCGAAATAACTCTGGCCAGCATATCGACAAACTTGGTAAACGCTGGTATAATGATGTCAATTAAAGGTTGCGCCAATGTGAGCAGCGCACCCTTCAAGCGGGCAATCGCAGCACGAGCCTCGTCATTCGTCTTAATGACTTTTCCCATCCATTCGCGGAATTTTGCAAGTGCCTGTGAGATGATGGTAAAGATCAGTGCACTCCTGATGACCTCCCGCAGACGCATGGAGAACTTACTTGCACTTTTCTGCGCCTTGTCAACGGATTTTGCCATCTTTTCGGCGGATGGACCAGCTTTAGCCATATTCTGCTGGATACCTCCGGCCTCCGCCTTTGCACTGTTCAGTTTAGCCTCCAGACCTGAAATCTTAGAATCGTAAGCGGAAAGAGCCTTGTCGGCCTGTTTCCACTCCTTTTCGATAGCGTCAACTTCGGCCTGCTGCTGTTTCAGAGCGGCCTCGACCATAGGGCTATCTGAATAGGCGCGCATATAATCATCTGCGGTCGCTCCCGCTTGCATAGCGGAGTTAATGGCGTTCTGCTCATCCTGGAGCATTGCCAGCCGCTTCCGGGCCTCGTCCAGCTTTGCGTTGACCGAGTTCAGGTTATTTTCAAGGGGTAGTCGCCCCTGCTTTTTAGATGCAAGCTGATCCTCGATCGATTTAATTTGTTTATTCAGGCGGGTCAATTCCCGCTGTGCGTTTTTATCATCAATATTGGTCTCAATGACGATGGAACCGTCTGCGGACATATAAAACACCACCTTGAAGGGGAAGATTTATGTGGATGGGTATAAAGAAATCATAATCACAAGGGAGAAGTCCATGTGGGGTTGTGCGGTTGATTTTACTGTCCTTTTAGACGGTAAGGTTGTCGGGACTTTGAGGAATGGGGACACAATCTCTGTTTACACTCAAGATGGGCCGCATACGCTTTTATTTCAAAAAGGGAAAAAGATAGATTGTTCTGTTTCGATTCTTATATCGCCAGAAGACAAGGTATGGGTCGTGAATACGGAAATATCTGGTTCTCATCTTGCGGTAGATAGTCAATACGCATCAAACACGACAGAGGCCACCGCTTTCGATCTTGAGAACTCTCCAAGGAAACAAGCCAAGAGAAGCAAAGGAAATATTGCCTTTGCGGTAGTAATTGTCGTTGCCGTGCTTGCCGCTGTATCTCTTACTTTTGGGGGCCGCTCTGATAGGCCGTCAAACGATGGCCCCAATTTAAGCCAACCATATACTACGCCAACACAGTCGTCTGCCAATCCAACAGAAAGCCCCCAGCCGGAAGAAATCACCATCTCAGCCACCAGCTTGTGGGCGGCGTACAAGGAGAATGCAGTGAATGCCGATGCGCTGTATAAAGATAAAATCTTAGTGGTGACTGGCACGATTCAGAACATCGGGCAGGATGTCTTGACAAAAGCACCGTGTATTTCGCTTGAAACAAACGATGGTTATGGGCTTTATCCTATCCAGTGTTTCTTCCCGAAGGACGGAGGCCAGACGGATTTGATTGCACAGTTGAAGGATGGGGACTACATCACAATCGCTGGTGAGTGTGATGGAATCCCTCTTGCTCAAGTTCAATTGACAAAATGTACGATACGATGATCATAGCCGCCCCTTCGGGGGCGGTTTCATTTTGCCCCAGTCCAGAGGTTCACAAGGTCATTCTCCGCCTCGCTGTAAGTCTGCTTGATGTCGATGATGTCACGGTTTTTGCGGTAAAATTCCCGGTCAGACTTGTCTAGCGACTTGCCCTTGGCCTTCTTGTCGCGGATTCGGACGATCTGTGCGAATAAACAGTCTCCAATCTCCGAATAAGCAGAGAGAATAGTCCACCAGTGTATCCCGCCCGTGTTAGTTTCGATGTCGTAGTCCACAGCGCGGGCTTCATAGCCCAGCACGCGATTGACCGGGGCGATGATGCGGGGGAAGTCCATCGGCCAGTCCACAAGGTGGGGACCTCTCTGCTCCCGTGGCTCCTCTCCTCCGTTGATGAACCGGAACACCTCTTTCATAGCCGCGTCATAGTCGGTCAGTTCGTCAAAGTCGATGTAGAAGATCTGGAGCACGTCAAGAGCGCGGTCCTCCTCGCTGGAATCCGGGTCGTTCATGGCCTCGAAGATATCAAGAATTACCCGATAATCATAGCGGATAGCAAACTCTTTCCCGTTTATCTCCACGCTTTTTGGAAGTCCATAGCTCATGGCGTGCTCCTTTGGTTACTTCTTCTGATACTTTTGATATTTTGCCGTGTACTTGCTGATGCGCGGGTTGGTCAGCTTTTGCTCTCTGGTGAATGTTGTGTCGATTTCATCCATAACCGCCATCATCAGGTTGCACCATACGGGGAGGCCGTTTGCAATGGCATAGACATTCATCCCTCCGAACACCGCCTCGCTCACAGGCGCATCAAATACGCCATCGATGATGCCGCGCATCTCCGCATCCCGCTCCCTGGCAAACTCGAAGATTTCCTTCTTGTCCGCCATCTTCTCAATCTGCGCCTTGTAGCTCTCCTGCTTCTTGTCCAAGTCCTCAAAAGCAGAATACAGACGCTCTACAAAATTGCTGTCAGTTGGGTTAAAGGATACTTCACACTTTCCATTTAATGAATAGGTAACGAGTCCGCTATCAAAATTCAATTCTTTCATGTATTAGACCCCTACTTCTTCCGTTGTAAATGTGACTGTTCCGCCGCTAATAGATGCTGTTCCAACAGTCCGTGTTCCTCCATAGGTCACATCAAGAGGCATTCCGATGGTGCCGCCCCCTTCTCCTCCGAGCCCACTAGGAAGAATGGAACAGGAAGAATACCGCTCCGCAAACACCGCCGTGTTGGCTGTTCCTGCATACAGATGAACTATCAGCATATCTTGGTTCATCAAAGCATTGACATTCTGATCTTTGATAGCCAAATTCCAAATCTTCTTCTGTGCCGCATCGTCTGCATCCAGTTCACACGGATCAAATGACTGAGTAATTGTAGGCTTCTTTCCGTTTGTGTAAGTATTTCCGAAAATATCCACTTTTGTTTCGGTTTGCCAGTCGTATTCGGAGGAGCTGTCCTCCACTCGCTTGCCGATCGGAGACCACTTAGGTGTCTCATTTTCCCCTGTGTTTAAATAAGCAATCAACATTTCTCGGCCCACGGTCTGGCCGGGCGTGGTGTTAAATGTTAAATCAGAATTAGGCATTTTGCTTCTCCTTTCACACGCCGACCTCGTAGGTCAGCTTCATTAAAATTTGGTAGTCCTCATAGCCGTCCTCATAGGCGGCGAACTTGGAGGACTGTGTGGTTGGCTCCACCCGGAGCGCCCGAATCTCGTCTCCCAAATCCGGGAGATTTTTTCTTGCCCAGTCGCCGAAGTGGTTCAGCATCTCATCCGCCTCCAGGCGCTTGTCATTGCTTCGCCCCGGCTTGATGCGGTAAATCAGCTTGAACTGGTACTCCGCCTGATAGCCGCCCAGGATAAACCGCTTTGTGATATAGGTCCCCTGGATGGTGGACAGGGCCATTCCAGTTTCGTCCCCCTGGTCGGCGGTCAGGAACTCATACTTGATGATGTCCACCGGCTTCTCCGGGAAGGTGTTGGCCCACACCAGCATAGAGCGGGATATCTTGTCCACTTCCTCTGCTGCCGCCAGAATACGGGGCTTTTTGTCTTCAGAGTTCACGCTTCACCGCCTTATCTGCCACACGGACCCATTTCCCCAGATTCTCCGCTTTACTAGCCTCAAACCAATGAGATTGTGCCTGTGCATGCATTGCTTTGTTAAACACTAGGTTTTTGTCTGTTAGGACTTTAGTCGTTCCCTTTTGGGCATAGCTGCTTCCGGTAGTCGGGTCTACCATCAATTTCCCGTGGTACAGATAGCGAGACTGCGGGCCTGGATAAATCACTTTGGAACCATCCACCCTTGTTCTCCGGTCTAGGTCCCCTGTCAAGGCAGGGACATAAGGCGAGGTGTCTTTGCGGATCTGAATCGCCACAGCATGCTCCGCTTTGGTGCACCCCTCAGCCAACTTGTCTTTGATAGCCTCCATTCCTTCAGTGTGGACATTAAATGTCAGCATCTCATACGCCACCCACTTCCCAGTGGCTCATTTCCCCACCAAAGTCCTTGAAGTCCGCCTTGGTCACGTCGTAGACATCGTCATAAGCGGCCTCTATGGTCTGCACCGTCCAGTCCGGGTGTACGGCCTCTCCCTTGACGAAAAAGCAGTTGCGGCCCACGGAGAGCGTCCACAGAGCAGCTTTATCATCCGCCCTCCAGAACTCGACAGGTCCGATATACTTCTTCTTTTGCCCGGTCACGCCGTCCACAGCCTCCACGCCAACCGGGATATAGAGGTTTACCGCGTCTGCCCCTTCCAGGCCGCTCTTGGTCACGTTGGAGCCCTTGGAGGCGTCCAGTAGTACGCCCCGCAGGACGGTGATGTGGTTGACCAAGGTAGGTTCAAAATCGTTCTCCGACAGTTCTTCAGTCTCTGTGTTATAAACCGTCACGGTGTGCGGGAACATACTCAAGCGTAAAACCCCCTTGCCCGTAAAAGCCCCGTTCCGGCAAGGTACATCTGCGCCGTATTCATAAGGGCGGCATGTGCGCTTTCTGTTGCGCTTATGGCCTCTTTTGCACTGGAGCCACCGGAGCGGTAGGTCTTAGACCAACTCCCCACGGTCTGGCTTTGCAGTTCTCCTGTCTCTCTAGAATTGGTTGCGGCAGACAAGCTCTTATTTGCCAATACTCTGGCGTTCTCAATTGTCTGGTAATCATCCGCAACCGCACAGCAAGCCATTTTCAACTCATCCAGGTTGGGATGTTTTGCCGCTCGGCCCATTGTGGCGTAGTCCAGAAACGCACTTGCTCTAGTTGCCATCCTGGTCCAGTCCTGCGCCGTGATGGAGTTTCCCCAGTACACGTTTGTGTAGTAGCTGTAATCAGCGTAGATCATCAGACCGCCCCCTGGAGCACAGCTAAAATATCGGCCTTTCTCATGGAGCTGCTGACGCCCTCCACGCCGTTCTCGTCCGCATAATCCAGCAATTCAGCTTTGGTCATGCTGGAAAAGTCGGGCGTGGAGAGCGAAGCCGTGCTCAACAGCTCATTTAACCCCCCGAGGTCTCGTCAGGCTTTACAGAGGCCACAAACAGGCCATTGGGGTCGGGCAGGACCGGGATGAACAGGCCGGTCGCCTTCGTCCATAGAGCAACAGGGTCGGGGGTCGCCCACTGAGTGATGGTAATGAATTGATTCGCAGACTTCTCGTTGTACTGGCCGTACTCCGCCTCCTCGGGAGACACGCCCCACAGGCCGACGCCCATCTGAGGTACAGCGGTAAAGGTGATCTTGTCCTCCGGGTAGAAGCGATGGGTCTTTTCGGTGCCGTCCGCCTGCTGCGTCTTATACCGCAGGTCGTAGGTGGTGATGGTCCCGAATCCAAAGAGCTGAGAGAACAGGCCACGCAACCGCTCGTTGGGAACATAAGTGCCCTGACCGATGGAGCCAAAAATAATGGTCTGGATGCCCTTGTTTGTGGCCAGCTTGCGGACCACCTTGTTGGAGGTGATGGCCTCGTTGATGGTATAACCCATATCGGCGGCCTGGTCCACGATGGCCTGGATCTGTCCAATAATATCCGCATCGGCAGACAGGTCCAAGTCAAAGGACAGGTTCTCGGCAGGGACGCCATAATCAACAGTCATCTTCAGACGGTTCTCGTTGATATTCATCTTACCGGTGGAAAGCACATCCATCTTGGCGACCTCGGTGCGCACCTTCACGGCATCCGCCATCAGACGCATATCGTCAAAGACATAGCGCACGATGGCGTCATCGGCGTGAACACCAGATTCAGACAGCAAACGCACCCGTTCGGTCTGATTGATCTTGCGCTTGATCAGTAGCTTCTCGACCTCCATCTTGTCAAAGGTGGGCCGGGAGCCGATTTCCGCCTCGGTATCAAAGGCGTGGACAGTAGCCATCACAGGCAAGGTGGCACCATTTGCCAGCCGCAGATACTCCGCCTTGAGATTCTCGGTCTTCTGGTCAGGGAAAATCCGGTCACCCAGGTAGGCCGGGCGTGCAACGGACAGATTCTGGGAAAAATCCAGTCTGTCGGAATCGGAAATAAGGGTTAAAATATCAGACATTTGTCAATCCTCCTTTAAACTGAGGGAGTCCACACAGGATACAGCTTTGTGTCTTTGGTCACCTTGACCGATGTTACGGCAAGGCCGCCGCTGGATAGGGCCCATCCGGTCTGTGTATTGCTGGCTTTAGTCAGCGGATAATCCGTAGAGACAGGGGCATAGCTGCCATCCTGGTACTCATTGGGATCAACCGGGGGGGTGCCCGTTCCGTCATCCTTCTCATAGGTCACGATGTAGCCACGGGACACCTCGGGGGCGTCCACAAACACGATGCCGGACGCCTTCAGAGGGGTCTCTGCGGCAGTCTGCACGTCCAGCCGCTCCTTCAGCACGCGGCCAGCCAGCATCACACTGCCCTCATGGTCGCCATGGGTCACGTCAACGTCGGTAAACACGATGCCGACGGCGCTTGCGTCATTGGAGGGATAGACCGTACCGGCGGCAACGGTCTTGTTTCCATACTCATCCTCAACGCCCATGGTGCTGGGAATCTGGTAGGTTTTCAGCACGAGGCCCACTTCGCTCTCCAGGAAGTTGGGCCGGAACGTGCCATTCACTCGGTAAAAATGAGACATTCGTTTCACTCCTTATTCGTGTTGTTTGGTGTGTACATTTGGTTGAACTGCTTGGCGTACATGGCCCCCTTGCTCTCGTTGGATGGAGGCCCGCCAGGACCCACGGGCTTGACAAAGGTGGGGCTGGGCTTGTCGCTCTGGAATGCTGTCGGGTCGCTCTCCTGCTGGGCTTTCAGATAGTGCTCAAAACCATCCAGAGCGCCATCCTTGACGGACAGGCGGTTAGCGGTCAGGTCGGCAATGAACGCCTTTTCCGCCGCCTTGGAGCTGAACTTCACACCCTTTTCTGCAATCGCCCGGCTCACTGCATCGGAATAATCCCGATCTGCAATCTGCTTCTGGTACTGCTCAGTCTCCGTGGTGTACTTGGCCTGTAATTCGGCAAGCTGCTGCTTGACGCTGTCCACATCACCGGCAGACTTTTTCAGTTCCTCCATGTCTTTATCCCGCTGGGCAAGCTGTTCCTGCGCTGCGGTCAAATCAGTTTTCGCCGTCTCCGCCGCCTTCTTGTAGCGCTCAATGTCCTTTCCGTTAATGACAAGCACCTTGTTTGCCTGTTCCTCTGTCAGTCCAATTTCAAGCAGTTCTTCGGTTTTCATACTATCTCCTTTGCGGCTAGGCTTTTTAGGTCGTTGCCGTGACCCACCGCCCCGCACTTTTAGGCTTGCGGATAGCCAAAATTGATTGATTTTCCCGTAGTTTAGCGACTTCGGTCCGGTCAAAATGAAAAGGGCCAACCGCCTACGATTTGTAAGCAGTTGACCCCAACGGTCCTTCTCCGATTCCAATCAATCGGAGGAGCGATATACAATTTTCTTTTTGTCCTCTTGGATGATGTACCCATCACCCTTTTTACGGACTACAGCGTCATTTCCACGCTCTACAATAGCCTTAATAATGGCTATAGCTTTTTCATCCATGATATTACCTCAAAAGGGAAAAGGGGGCCACATCTCTGCGGCTCCCCTCCCTTGTAGCTTGGTTCTTTGGCAGGCGTGGCGTTCTCCTGCATCTCTCGGGTTTCCCCTGTCAGTACCATCGGCGTGTGGATGCCACGAAATTGTCCACCTCAAAGAACCATTCTATTCTACTTAGATTATAGCCGCTTTATTCGGACTTGTAAAGGATTTTCTTTGTGCGCAAGTATCTTCGATAGCGTTTTTCTTCCACTTTGAGGAACGTAATGATGGAATTCTTATATCCCGGAATATCCCCTTCAACGGCGAGCCTCAAAATAAGCTGGAATCTTTCATCATCCTCTAGAAACTCTTTCAAAAGAAATGCTGTGTTGGGCTTATTGGCCTCCAGAATATAATCAGGTTCTTCTACAATCTGTTTTAGGTATTGTGAATACAGTTCAAAGTCATTTGGGTGACGTTCTCTGATGTGTTCGATCCGCTCATCAGTAATAATGACTTCATCTGTCTGGATTTTATCTGTAACTACCTTGTATTTCTCAACATCAATTCTTCCAACAGTATGCACAGGAGAACCCCCACCGCTCATTTTCTCCATTGTATCACGAGCAGCAGGTTTTTCAACAGTTTTTACTTCTTCATATACCTTCATCCTTTCCCGTTGCAACGGCAGTCCCGCCGCCTCGCTGAACGCCTTATACTCCTTGTTTAGACGCCTGATGCGGGCTGTCACCGCATGGGCATCCTCTGTCAGCCCTGCGGCCTTGTATGCGGTCTGCTCCCGCTTCAACTTTCGGACGGTCCGCTCGATCTGCCGCTGCTTCTGGGTTGCCTCATAGGCTGTATAGTGCTTACCCTCAAAGTCCACATCATGGCCGTCGTCAATGTGGGCCAGTTCCTCGTCAGTATAAGTGCGCTCCATTACACCATCCACAAAGGCCGTCCTAATGTGGCGGCAGTTTGCTCCTTCCAAGCCGTCCACATAGCCCAGGCCGCACACTTCGTAGATGTTCGGATACTTGTCACCGGCTCTGACAGAGTACACACGGCCTTGCCATGCCTTGTGATTCTGCCATCCAACACCCTTGTCACGGGCTCCGATATGGGCTGATATCTCAAAGTATTGGGTCTCCAAATATTCCGCGCTCTGCTCTGTGTACTTGGCACAGATTTGGGATACGCCTGTCATCACTGCACGACGGGCAGCCACGTCAATTTGGTCTCGGTGCCCGCTTCCGTAATCCACGATCTTGATACCACTGTCCGCAAGCTGTTTGACGGCGCTTTTGATGGCCTGATTGTAAGAGACGGCCCCGCTCATGACCTGCATCTCAGCGTTGTCTAACGCCCATTGATAGGCTCTGGCCGGGGGGAGCATCGTCCGCCCGTTGCCCACCAAGAAGCCCATGGAGCGGGTCAGGTTGCGGAAGGTCTGCCGGGTCTGCTCGTAGATAGCCCAGGTGTCCTCGATGCTCACCAGCGTCTCCGGGGCTGTTACACCCGCAAGGTCCATGACCTCCCGGTAATACTGCTGGTTACGCTCTACCACATCGTCCAAGAGCTTTTGAAGGTCCCGCTGACTGATGCTGGCCGTGCGCTGGATGGCCCTTTCGATCTCCTCCAGGCTGATCCCGTGGGAGCGAAGGGCCCGGATATCCTGCACCGTGACTTCGTTCAGTTCTCCGGCCAATTTCAGCCGGGAACATATCTCGTCAAGGAGGGTTGCCTCCAGACTGCGGTACAGCTCGGCAAGTTCTTCTGGGAGGGCGTCCAATACCTCGGGGCTAAAAAGGGTATTTCACCTGACCACCCCCTCAAGCACATTCACCCCAAACGAGTATTTCAGGATATAGCCGATAACGGAAAGAATGAAAGCGACAGAGATTATCAGAACTATGTATTTCCAATCATTCAATCTCGTTCTCCCCCTCCGTATTCATGTCCTCCATTTTCGGCAGCATCTTTTTGGCCGTGGCCTCATCCTCGCCGTACCATTTAGCTCGGTACTCCCAATCGTTCATAACGCCCATGGAGACATCCTGCCGGTCGTTGGCCCGCTCCTTTTCTTTTGCATCAGCATCATCAAGGACACTGTCTCCCCAAGAATAAGTAACCTCATAATCACCAGCAGGGGCCAGATTATAAAGCGTGGCATACACGTCCATGGCGTAGATCAGGCTGTCAAAGGTGTGCTGCAACGCTTTCTGGATGCTGTCTATAGTGACAAACATCCGCTGTTTGCTGTTACGCACCTCCGTGGCCGTCTTTTCCACGCTCTGCGGGTCGGACAGCGTGCCATAGGACAGGCCAACCTGGAACTCGATCTGTTTCAGGATATTTTGAAGCCCACGATAAAGCGGCTCGTCCCGAAACTCTGGCTCAAACTGTTCAAAGAATTTCCCATCCCGAGAGAACGGCGCGATTTCAAACAAGCGCTTGTCAAAGTCCCTAGCCACCGTTTCGGTTGCGTCCATGAATATCTTTCTCTGTCCGCTCTGGAACTCCCAGCGGATCAAGTCCCACTGCTCGTCCGCTCTCCGGATGAGATCAACCACAGAGCCGCCATAGATAGACATTCCCGTCTGGTCATCCGTGTCCACATTGTTGGACTGCGGCGGCTTAAAGTAAGCGAACAGAGGCCCTTCCAGGTTCTCTATCTTGACTTCCGGCTGAATATCCACCCAGTCCGACACTTCGCTCAGAGCTACTGCCGCTCCAACAGAACCGCTACTGTCACTGTGATACGCCTTGTTCTGGATGGTGTATGTAGTGCCCTCCAGATTGTGATACTCCAGACGGACATAGTATTTATCGTTGACCTGCGCTTTCTCTCGGAACACCCCACCGACACAAACGCCCGCCGCATCAAACTTTGTCGGTTGAAACGCTGCTGCGCTGGTAGCATCTACCAGGACACGATTTCCGTAGATATACGGCTTGAAGGCGATTCCTCCAACGGCAAGCCCTAATTCAAGTTGGCGAAGCAGGTTTTCCTGCGCCGCCTTGAACTGCTCGTTGCAATATTCTGCCCTTGTGCTCCCGGCAATACTCACCGTAAGTTCAGACAACGTTGGCCTCACCAACTCCCGGCAGATCGCCGCCGGCAGCCCCATCGGCACCACAGGCGGAACGGCCCACGGCGGCTGATTGATGTACATGGCATACCACAGATTGATATTCCGCTCCATGGTCTGCCCTGTTGCAGGCCGGACGCCAAACTCTCTCTGTGTCACCGCCTGGGGAAATATGAAGTTTTTCAAACGGCCCCACAGGCCAGTGAAAATGCTCATGCGATCTCTCTCCACATAACCGTATTAGCAAAATACCTTATCATATCCATGGCGTGGTCGTTCTCTTTGATGACTTTGTCCTCTCCGGCATCCCCATCCCACATGTAGGATTGAAATTCCAGAAATGTATTCTCACAGCTTTCGTGGAACTTTAGCCGCCCATCCTGAAGAAGAGTGGCCGTCAGCCGGATACCATCCAGCACAGAGTTGTCGGCATCCCACACGGCGAACTTTCCGTGCCGGTGGATGGACTCCTTGAAGCTGGCCGCCGAAGGATCAACAATGACACGCTCTATCTTCTTGCCCCCGGCGAACTCCTCCAGGTCTTGATAATATTCCTCGTCGGTTTTCTGCTGCCGCATAGCCCGCCCGTCATAGTAATACTCCGCCATCATGACTGCCTCGCCATGGTGGACTCGCCAAAGGCCCATTGCCGTGGGGTTTGCGGTGCCGTAGTCGATGGATATGTAATACACGCCCGGGCCGTCTGGATTTCCGTGGATGACGTGCTTGTCCATATTGAACATCGGATAAACCAGCCCCTCCGCCACGACCCACAGGCCCCGGATGTAGCGGTCATAGAACACCCCGGCAAACATGGATTGATACCGCTCCAAGGTTTTTTGACTGAGGCCGGGATTGTCCGTCATCTCGAAGTGGAGATACAGAGCATTACGTTCCTTATGGCGCTTGATCCACTCCAAGTAAAACCAATGCTGCGGACTGTCAGGGTTGCAAGAGAACCACAGCTTCGCCCCGTCCACGCTACATCGGGTCAGCGCCTGTTCCACAAAGGAGCGGGGCATCAGGGCCACCTCGTCCAGCAGTACGCCAGCCAGCGTGCGACCCTGGATGAGCATGAAAGAACTTTCATCCTTTCCGCCAAACACCTCAAAGAAGTTGGTCACGGCCCCCCGCCGCACTTCCAAAATCTTCTCTGCCCGCCGCCAGCGCAGGGTGTAACGTTCCTTCGCCAGCGACATGGAGATGAGCGGAACGATGATATTCTTCGATGCAGAATCCACGGTCTTGCCGCAGATGCCGAACCGCTGGCCGGAAAACTCCCGCATGGCCCAGCCTACAAACGCCCACATCATGATAGAGGTCTTGCCAGAACGGACAGCACCGTCGCAGATAATGGCGTCATACTTGGAGTAGGGAAAGGCGAGGATTTTCTTTTGCTTTTCCGAAATCATGCGTCGCTCTCCAACTCCTCCGCCATTTCCCGCAGGCTTTGACTAAGCCCGTCCTCTTTAATCGCATCATTAGGCAGTGCCGACACTTCCGGCTTATCCCTCCACTTGTCAGGTCTGCGGTTTTTGAGCCAGAAGATCTGAGCGGTGGTATCAGCTGGGATGTGGCGGATTGTCTGGATGATCTTCGTCCCATCTTTATCAGACTTTTCGATTCTTTGTTCCTGATAGTCATACCCAAGTGCGCGCTTTAACAGTGCATTTTCTACTTGTATGTCTACAACTTCCTTGCCCTTTTTTAAGGCCTCGGAAATCTTAGGGTATTTGTTCTTCCAGTCATACAAAGTTGCTGGGTTTATACCCATCTTCCCGGCTAATTGCTCGTCAGTCAGACCATCCCTGGCCCATCCCTCAAGCAGCAGAAGCCCATCCGGTTCCAGCCACCGTTGATATTTGCCTTTTGCCACAATGGGCTCACCACCTACTCCAAATACTCCTCATACAGTCGAACAAGCAGCAGCCTTGCTTCATCCGGCGTGATCCTGTGTAATTTCATCCACTCCAGGAAGTCTGCCCACAGCGCATCCGATCGGGCCTTGCGCACTTCCAGGTCCTTGTTGAACTGCTCTGGGTTATATCCATACTTGCTGGATACTTCTCCTACTCTATGGCGTTTTATTCTGTCTTTCATCTGTTGTTCTCCCCGCCCCCGTCTCCTGCGACTGCGGTGCGGCATATATACCCCTTTCGGGGTATGCTGCGGGTTTGGTCAGGCTTGCCGCGGGCCTGTTTGAGCGGGTGAGGATTTGCACCTCACAGCGTGGTTCCATAGGGCGTGTTTACCTAACCACCAGGCCCCCCGGACTTCCACCGAGTGTGTCCCCCTACCAGTCAGCGTCTACCTTATTCCGCCACCGCTCAATGGTGCCACCGCCCGCCTCATGCGGCGAGGAGAGGCATATTGTGCAAATGTGAGAATCAAAAGTCACATTTTTGTTTGTTTCGTCAATTGAAAATGCGAATTAAAAGGCATATAATAATACTATCAAGATGGAAAATCCAAGGAGGTAAATGATATGAAGACAATTTATGATGGAAACGGATACTGGATTGAGCAGGACGAGGATGGCTGCGTTTATTTTAGCGATGAACAAACCTATCGAGCAGAACTGGCTCATTCTCTCAATGATTACAGCTATATCAAATACGACGAGAACAAGGGCTGGTGCTATAAAAACGGGCGTGAGCTCCCTTGGAAGGAGTAAATATGACAGGGCAGGAATTTAAATCCATCAGAAAATCCGCCGGTCTGACCCAGCAGGCTCTTGGAGATATGGCCGGAACCAGCCGACGGTCTATTGCGAAATATGAGTCCGGAGAGATCGACCTCGGTCAGATCGAGGTTAAAACAGCCATCAGACTGGCCAATGCATTAAATATTCCAGTTGAACGATTTGGAGATTCCGCCCCCTAGTGGGGCGGTTTTTATTTGCACTTCCCGACGGGTGCAGGAAGAAGGAGAAAGAGATAGGGAGCACAGGGTATGCCCCCATGCTCCCATTGTCGCATGTATTTTGTGTATGACGCCTCCAAACGGAGGCGCTTATAAAATATTATTGCGATATGCTTAAAGTTTTGGTTCTTGCTCTCCTTCGTCCCAACAGAGATAATCCAGGCTAACATGATAGTGATTTGCTATCTTTTTCAGTTCAGTCAGCTTAGGCTCCCTTTCGCCTCGCTCGTATCTGCGCAATGAATCACTTCCAAGTCCTATAAGTTCAGATTTTACTCTCATGCTGATAACGGGCCGCTCTTTTTCTCTCAGTTTTCGCAGCCTATCCTTGAACTCGTTCAAGGGCTATCCCTCCTCGTCCTGGGGGTATAGATTCGATTGGCAGTACTCTTCTCAGCTTTCCGCACATCACCCAGGAGTCGTTCAAGGCTCTTGATTGTTGGTCGGTTTTGGTCTATCCAATCAAGCACCGGGGCCGTCTCACTCATAGTGTCTTTTGCAGCCCGTCTTTTCTGGCGGACTCCTCTCAGCTCCTTCGA